TGGGTGGAGTAGTGCGCTGAATGATCGAAGAGAAATTCAATGTGTGTGTGTTTATATTAGTGCGCACATAATAATATAAATGATGATGGGTATAAAGATGACTTAAGGTCTGCGTAATTTGGTTGTGATAAGTCTTTGTTGTTTCTTGTGTTTGGGCTGTTTGGGTTTGTTCTTGTTCTTGAGCTGAAGTTGGTAGCCACCGAGGTTTAGTTTGCCTTTGGTTTTCTTGCTTTTGGAAGACAGTACAGAGGACATGACGTGAACTCCCTTACCAACTGTACCGATGGGGCCTGGTACCATAGAAGCCATCCCAGATAAAGGTTTGACAATACCTAGGACGGTATTCCAAAAATCGGGATTGTCCTTGGATGGAACGGCCACGGGTAAGTTGGACTGGAGAGCGCCGTAAAGCTTGAATGCTTGGGGGTCCTTTGGTGGTGCGGGTTGGGCAATTCCGTGTAGGAACGACCCATAGACTGTCCGCATTTCAACTGTAATCCAATTCTTGAGAATGAAGGATTGTGCGGAGGGAACGTCAGCGGGAACGACAATTTTGAATACGATAGAATCATAGTTGTTGTCCCAGAAGAGAGGCATTCCTTTCCACAAAATTTGGTCTACACCTCCGGCGACTGCGGTGATGTTTGATGTGACGGTCTCGGCTCGTGCGGCGTTGTCAATCAATTCAGTGAAATGAAAGTCTCCAGATCCGCCCATTCTGTTCATCGAAACGGAATAAGCTCCGTCTTTGACAAATGAAAGGTACGAACCAGAAGATGCGCCGGGTGGGGGTAAACAAGCAGCTCCAGTGATTGTGAGTGATGATGGCCCGAGGACGGAACCACCAATGACTTCTGGGTTGTTTGTCAATGCCATGGGTGACTTGAAACACTGGACAGTTCCATACTGGTTGAAACTGTTGGTGGTGCACTCGAGTTCGGCCGACAATGAGAGGACGCGGGCTGCATCAACATTTTGAGTGTTGGATAGGCCTGTGCCGACAATTGTCGCCCACTGAGGGAATTCTGTTTTAGTTTCCAGATACTCTTGATTAAAAGAATCTAGTGTTGGATAGAACCCCCCGATGGGCACGAACCCGGTCGTGGTCGTGAAAGCGACTGTGTAACACGCCACAGGGAGTGTGGGCGTGCATACAATGATTCGTGTCTCACCTGGCTTGATGGTGACAGATCCTTGTTTTGAGAATTTCTGAGTGAATGTGCGGGCTCCCGATCCGTCCGGCACTCTAGGAGTGAGGTCGTTGTCGGGGGCACAAGATGCTGCTTTGATGAATTGCTGTGATTGGTAATTAAGAACCATGTTGGTTCGGTGGATTTAAGCGTTTCTCTGTTGTTAAACGTTCGGTGCCCACTACAGAAACACCGTACGGTTCGATCGATTTTTATCCCGACTTCGAGGAAGTCGCGCTCTTGGCAAAACCTGCATAACGAGGTCTGTTAGGGCGAAACTTCTTTGAAGCCGGCGGCCGCTTGTTTTTCTTTGCCGCGGCCATGCGTGATGGAACTATAGGTTCATCGTCGACGATGAACCTAACTCTCTTCTGCTTAGTTGACGCTGGGTCAATTGTAGTGTATCCGGGCCATGCTGATGTTGGGTATGTCATCTTTAGTGGCGGGTCTTGTCTTTGCGGTTCGATTCCGCAGCAGTATAATTCGTGCCTAGTGTTGACGTCGCGGGAACCTGTTAGTTCCCCGTGACAATTCTCACATGGCCGTCTCTCCCGAGCATACTTCTCATCGTCTTGGTTCTTGAAAACACTCCTGAACCTTACGTCTAGATCATCTGTGGGTTGCAGTCTAACATGCGAGGACCTGCACGACAAGGCGTGGTTATCCTGGTAAAGCTGGCTTACTCTCGGAGACCGACGGGCCACGTTGGACGTGGATGACGCCGTCGGCCGTAGGCCACTCAATGATTTTGGGGTAGGGTGTGCGGGGTGTTCATTTGGTGCGTGATGGGAGGATTTGCGCGGGAGGGATGTCGCTATTGGAAGAGGATTGGAGTGTAGAACTTCATCCTCTGCACTGCTTATTGGCAGGGGTGGTGCGCTTGGTGCTGTTGGTGCGTACAGAGCTTCAGCTTCGTCTCCTATTTCGGCGACTAGGTCGAAGGTAGGAGGAGCTAAGTCTACGGGTTCTGAGAATGATGGTGCGTTAAGCATCTCATCCGGCGATAGAGGTTGCCACCGATTAAACGCTTCCCAGTCGAAACCGGGGAAGTGTTTTTCGGCGACATCCGTCATCCAATCTGCTTCTAAATTGATAAACTGGTCAATCAGCTCGAAGTTGGCTGACCACCAGGAAACATCTTTTCCGGGGTCGATCAACTTAGTGGGGACTTTGACTTTGTTTAAATTTAGCCACAGGATGGAGTATCTGCCAATAATGGGCGTGTTAGCATCGGTGAACACGCAAGACATGGCTTTCTCTGTGAATTTCGTGGCGGGTTTGGCGTCGACGTCAGTCGTGCAATTGAATTTGACCATTTGCCTGGCCAGATCGCACATGTTGTTGGGGTCGCCGGTCCATACGTCTGGACCGAATATGCGTGAAAGAAAGTTTATACCTGGGTCACCGCGCTTGAATACGTCACAGGTCACTTGGTGACCAATGTCCTTAGCGGCTTTGGCATAAGATCTCTCGGGCATGTCTCCCATGAGACTGTCGTCGCCTCCGAATTCGCAACGGTCGTTGAGCATAGCCCAGGCTTCTTTGGGGCTATAGAACGTACCGTCGGGTTTGTGGGTGCTTCTGTATGCATAGTAGGCGGTGAATGCATTCTCTAACGTGTTGTGGCCTGATGTTTCAGGTGATCCAGATAAGCGTGTAGTGCCTGAATTGTATTTCACGCCGTGGGTGGTGAAACACGTTGCATTTATCTGTTTGCTCATCAGGTCCTTCAGTTCCTCGTGGAGGTGATCGGGAAATAAGGCTAACATGATGGCGCTAGTAATGGTTCTTCCAATGGAAGA